ATTCCAATAAAATAGCCGCTAATTTTGTCAAGTGTTATTTTTCCTTGAGGTGAATAACTAAGGTTGTTATATATTAATACATTGTGTGAATATCTCGTGTCGCCTTTGCAGGTAATATTTAAAAGATTATTATTATTAATGTTTATATCATTGCAATCAACGGATACAACATTTTTGCATGAGTTATTGGATATAATAAAATCGTTGTTATTATCGTTTATTAATATACTAGTTGATGACTCTAAATTATTGTTATTAATTTTAACGGCGGCGCACGAATTTCTAGCAACAATATCGCCTTCATTAGTATAATCACCGTTACCATTATTCGAACAAATATTATCAGAAACAGTTATATAGTACCCACCAATTACAATACCTGCTCTACCATTATTACAGCAAGTATTGCCGATATAAGAATTATATTTACAATAATTAGGAGACAGCCCATGACCGCCCATAATACCACAACTTTCATTCTGAGCTTGAGAACCCTTGTTATTATTACAAATGTTTCCTATAATTACGTTATGGTGACAATTCCAGTCTAGCTCTATACCTACGCCATATAATCCCAAATTATACGAACAATTATTTGAACTAATAACGTTATTTGAACAAGAATTTTCTAAGTATATACCACACGAATTATAACAACTTTTATTATTTGAAACAATGTTGTTACAAGCATAAAAGTTTAAATGTATTCCGCCTATGATAGAACCCGTTCTGCCATAGTTACAATTGTTTATAGTATTTCCGTCAATAACGTTATTTTGAGTCATACCTAAATGGTTATAATTATTAGTATTTGTTAATTCTATGCCAATAGAATATGAATTTGAAGTACTATAACCATCAATTATATTATTGGTAATTTTATTTTCAAACGATAGTTGACATTCAATACTTTTATAACAGTTATTGTAGTGATTATTATTAATCAATGATTTTCCCGTTTTATATAACAGGGTGTTTGTTTGATTAAACGTATTATTCTCAACATAAAATATACCGCCCGAAAGTGTTAACTTACAGTTATTAAAGGTACAATTTTTAATATATGCGATCGTATTAGATATTGTTAATGTCATATTGTTAAATGTTAAATTTTCTAGTATAGCATTGTTAGTTAATTTTGCTACAACATTTCCGACATCAAAGTAGATATTAGTATCTAATGTTAAGATATTATCCTGTTTATCTAATATAGTAGCATATATGAATTCATCATCACCAATCCTTATTTTATCGCCCACATTAAAAGCATCAACGTTTGCCACTGTTATTGTATTATTTTCCACATTTACAACAGTAGTATTTGTGAGATTATTTATTACACTTATGGCATTATTGGAAATTATACCATCTCTACAATATAGCTCATTAAAAGTTAAATTATCATTTAATATAATATTATTATTAAATGATAAATAATTATTTAAAAGGTCGTTGACAGTAGCGTTTTTAATGTAAGTATAATTTATAGGTAAAGGAATAGATTTAGCTAAATATTTTGATGCTAACTTATCAAAAAACCCATTAATAGCCATCTCGTCAAGTTTCTTATTAATCTCTTCCTGCACATCTAGAGTGTTAAAATAGTTTTCAACATATGATTTAAGTGTATTAAATTTGTTTTGTAGTTCATCAAAGTTCTCATTCAAGCTATTAACATTTTCAATTGTTTTATTTAAATAGTCAACAACCTTGCATAATAACTCATAATAACTTAAGCTATCGTCATATACTAAAGGCAGTACTTTTTGACACCATAACCTAAAAGGACTTAAATTGTTCATATTTACCTCACTTTCTCTTTACCATATCGTAAAAAATAAATCTTTAAGTTCATCAATAATCATCATATCAATATTTAAAAATGTTTCCCTAAATTTTAATAGCATTTCCGATTGATTACCTTCATACCCTAAAATTTTGTCAACATACATGTCTTTTCTGTTTCCTGTGTCTGTTTCATTACCACTAGTTGCCCCGTTTAGTGTACTATTAGTGTTATCAGTACCCACATTATGTGTAGCGTTTGTTAAATAATCGTTACTATCAAGTCCACTAATACCACCCTGTGGTGTATCACTGTAATAGCTCCAAGTATTGGTGCTTCCATCAGTTCTTGAGGAGCTAGTATTAGTGGCATTTCTTGTAGTGGTTTTGGTTTCGTTTCCATGACCTTTATGTGTAACACTCCTGTCCACACTAACTAACGGTTGAATTTTTAATAATTCGCTCTGATAAAGTTGGTTATAATAAGGCATTATGTTTTTCATTTTATCACTTAAAAATAACTTCCATCTTCCTACAGTTTCGCAACATATCTCTCTTGTGTAGTAATGCCTTAAAATCTTCTTACAAAGCTCTGCTCTATATTCTTCATCAAAAATAGGAAAGTCGCTAAAAATTTTGTCCCAAGACTTATCCAGTACATCCTCAATGTCATTAAATACCGTTGAGTCCGTAAGCTTCGCACTTGTTTCACAAATAAATCTAACTTGTGTTGTATATTTACTCATCGTCATCCTCCTTCCTGCTGTCATTTTGGTTGAATACATCACGGAAGTGACAGCTTATCTGAGTACCGAACATTCTGTTAATCTGTTCACACGCTTGTTGCCTTGCAAATTCTCTCGAATATCTGTTAGCCATTACACCGCCTTGTAGTCTCTGCACTTCGTCCTTAATCATTCGCTCTTTTTTCTGAATACTGATATTTGTTATACCTAAGTAGGTAAGAGCCTCATTCCATAGATTAACCTTTAACTCATATAGCTTATCAGCGACAAAGGGCGCGCCTGTTGTGAACACACCAAACGAGCTACCATCTCCCTCCATGAAATCATTACTACCAAAAATAACAGGTTGATTGCCATCATACTGCATATATGCGTTTTGTAGAGCTAATTGTTGTTGCTCACTGCCTTTAATCAAAATCGGTGTTCTTTGAGCCTTGGCGTTAATATCAATACTTGCGTCAAGTTCGGCTAGTCTCTTAGCGTATATTTCCATTTTATCTTTACAGCACCAATGCGTCATATTATCCCATATAATAACACTATCACTTCTTCCGCATACACGTTGATATCCATTGGAAGCGTACGCTCTCCTATTTAGCGGTATATTGTAAACATCAAGTTGACCTCCTAGCACAGTTCTTAGGCACAGATTTCCCATAACGTCATCATTAAAATATAACATAGCACTATTCTCATATAGACCAACTTCAATAAATCTCGCATCTACAGTGCTAGGAAGCCCAACCCATTCAAACGAGCTAATTGCTATTTCTGTAAATAAGTCTAAATATTGGTCAAAGGTGTAAAGTTGATAAAACACGCTGTCACCAAAAGAAGTTCGCTCTTTATTTCGTTTTGCCTTTCTCGCTTTACTCAATTTTATCCTCCCTCCTAAACCGAATTATTTAATGAGTAATTTCCTACCTCGTTAGGATGTTTCCAAAACGTTATCCCTCTGTTAAAATAACTTTCAATCAAGGCTATATCATCGCTAGGTGCTCCCCCTACTATTGTACAATCAACAGTTTTTGTATAATTCCAATGTGGTCTACTTGACACATTAGGTATTTTAGTTGTATGACAGGCATAGCCAAACACATCAAAATACTTATCTATCGCCTTTGCATACTCAGCAGTGATAGACTTTCGTTGTGCTTCAAAACACACTTGTCCTTTACCGAATAGTGCATTATTAGTTGCATAATTACCCTTTACATCATTAGCGGAGATACTCGCTGTATAAGCACTTGTTAATATATTTTGCACACTACCCAATGCTGAGTTACTTGACTGCCCACTAATCATTCCCGTAGCAGTTTGAACGGCGGACGGAATAGCGTTGATTGTAATTGGTACAGCATTTTGAGCAACCCACGCGTTAAATGCGTCTACATTCCACGAACATAAAGGGAAGCTGTCAAGTGTGATTGTTTCTGTCATATCCATTCTGCCTGTGCCTGTGGTTTTTGTGGACTTGTATCTATCAAGTCTTAGCACTTCTTGTACTGGCATTGTCATGTTACCAAGTATGTTATAATATGGTGTAAGATTTTCGGAGAATTCATAGCGTTGGATTAATGTTTGTCCGCAATTATTTCTTACTTCATTAAAATTGAATGGATAAGTGTATAGTTTCTTGTTTCGCGGTGTGTAGCCATTTATTGTGTCAGTATTACTAATTGGTACACCAGTAACATTTATTGGATTGGTGTTCCCCGTAAATGTAATATTAACACCTTCGTCCGTAACATTAACAGGTAGTATATCCGTAGGACATGTGTAAAGAGCTAATATATTTTCGGGAGTAGTTAAGTACTGATTTAAAAAACTAGTGAGATTATTACTACCCGTTTCGGTGTTAGCAAAGGCTTTTATTTGATAGCCACTATAAACACCATCGTATATATACCCCCCTGTTGTGGCAAGTAGTACCATGGTGCAAGTACTTAAAGAGCCTAGTCCGATTAACTGAGCGTCACCGTTGTAAACATACTCGCCACACTCGACATTTTCGGGTAAGATATGCTCACCAATTTTATCACTAACTGAATGTTCTCTTTCAACAAAGCATTCTTTTCTTTCGATGTCAAACCAGTAAGTCTGCAAAACATCAATTTGAAAGCTTATCTCCGCGGTTACATTGTTGATATATTCAATTCCTGTCACAAAAGCGTAAAACCAACGAGTGCTAAACGCTGAGTTTTGAAACATCATATAATTACAGTCATATAAGCTATCTGCTGTAGCCTGCAAACGACATTTACCCTTATTAACTCTGTTGTAAGTTACCTTAGCAAAATGTTTTTTGGCTTTACCAATAAAATAATTTTCTTGTGTTTTCTTATCTGAAAAATAAATTGTGTGTTTCTGCTGAGTGGAAAGTGGTACCCCACTCAGCATGTACACTTCACTGTCAGGTACTATGTACATTTATCATCATCCTTTATTTAATACGACTGTGTCTCCTACATCGCTAGTTCCTGTGATTGTTGTAGCTCCTGTGTAGGTTGTTCCATTTAAATCAGCTACAAGCGTGATTTCTGACGCAGATTTTGTTGACGGAATTACAATAGCACCATATTTCTGTACGGCAATACCCTCTGTTGTAAGAGCTTCGGTCTGTACAAAATTAACTGAATTAGGTGCAAGTGTAGCTGTGTCATCCTGCACATTAAGTGTAAAGATAGTACCAACCTCAGATATATCTTTTCCTGTGATTTCAACAGTAATTGTTGAAGGCATGGCAATTGTGGCACCACTGTCAACAAAAACGATTGCATTAGCAAAAGGCGAGTAAGAAATAGTTTTCCAACAATGTAGCCAATAATTCCAATATAAGCCACTGCCTACACGTGTTTCGTCAAATTCAAATAAGTTATCATAAATCTGAAACCAATCCTCATCAACTAAAACTCCCTTAACGTCTTTCATAAGTGCAAGCTCTTCTGCTGTCACTTCTTCAAGACCGCTAGATTCTCCTCTGATGGTTTCAAATCTTTCGTTATCGAATGACGCAAAATCATCAATTAAATGAAGTTTTCCTATGAATGTTGCTTTATCCATATTAAAAGCACTAGCAAGTACTTTAACATCAAATTTAGCATTAAAATCAGCGTCCATAAAAATACACTGTTTATCAATAGGTGTGTTGTTCTGTACATGAGACTCATTAAATCTACCTGTCATATCAATAGGAAGTAAATTTGATTTCGCTCTAAAAGCTATAGCCACACTATCCATGTCAGTAGTATCAATCGGCTGTGGATATACTTTACCGTGAGAAATTGCTTTAATGAGCAGATACTTGAAAAGTAAGTATTCGTCATATTCAGCTGACTGATAAACCTGCTCAATAATTGATGTAATAAGATTAGTTACGCCGTCAGCAGATGTAAACGCTCGTTTTAAAGCCTGTTTCTCTATAGTAATTGGGTACATTACCCTCCAATTAGTCATGTGAAAGACTGACTGAACATTAGGAAGAGTACGTTTAAACTCCCTACTAGCACCCTTCTCGGAATCATATTTTACAGCATTGATAATACCAACAAAAATATCCTCTACAGTTTCACCGAATTCGAGATAGCCCTTCTTGAGGTGCTTATAAGGGTTGTTAAAAGTTGCACTCTGCATACGCACCAACGCAATTCTATTAATTAAAGCGTTGATAAATTCGTTGGAGTGTGTCGGATTTCCAAAAAGGATTTCTCCAACCTTTGGAATGTCCTGCTCCTTATCTATTTTTGGTATATCTTTTTGATAAGCATATGATGCATTATTTCTGATAACATTAAGAATATCAATTGAGCGTGCATCAAGTTTCGTTTTAGCAATTATTCTAGCCATTAATCTTCCTCCTTTTCAAATAAATCCTCGAAAGAGTTGTACTCTTTCTCTTCCTCTTCGTGTTCTGACGCTGTGTCTAGTTCATCTTCCTTTTTTTCAAGAAAACGTGAAATATATTTGTCTCTCCACATTTTGTCATTTTCCTCGTATTTCTGTTTCCACTCGTCAGCATCGGACGAGTCGATTGAGTCGGATATATCCTCAATAATCTCAATTGTTTCGTCATCCGTTCTATCACCGACATATTTTCTTACTTTTTCAATAAGTTCGTCTTTTGATAATTTAGCCATTATCATTCTCCTTTCTTAAAAACGTCTGTGTAACATCATGTAAATGGGTAAGTGCTTTCTTGTTGATGGTGGAGGTGTGGGCGGTAAAGGTGTACCACTAAGATACTCGAACCAATTCTTTCCGTTTTGTATTCTTTCATCAAGTGCAACCACACCAGCTCGCTCACGTTCAAAACAGTAAGCTTTGACCGCTTCCTCAACATCCTTAAGTTGTGAAAATTCTAAACCACTATAGGGATAACTTTTAGTAGGTTTCCATTGATCGCCATAGCCTTCAAGTACTTCGGCATTAATAAGCTGACACTGTAAGTTGCCATCTTTCCAATCCTTACCTTGAGCGCCTGCGTAGTCAGTGAGGTTTGAGGATGGCGTCCACTGAATTAGCCCCCACCCACTAGATATACTTACTGTTTCTTTTAATGCGGGGTTTAAGGTGCTTTCTCTCTGAACATTACCGAGCATACCGCATATACTTTCAAGTGTGTATTTTCCAGCAAAATAAGCGTTAAACTCTACAGCGTTATTTTCCATCTGCGCTTGTGTCAGATACTTCCTAGTACCTTCAATAACTACCCATGACATTAAATTACCTCACTAAGAAGTGATTTCCATGTATTGTTACCACACTCGCCGTCCTGTAAAAGATTATGGTCTTTCTGAAAATTAATACATGCAGATACGCACCCTTTACCGTACTGAGTATCAATTGAGCCTGTATAATATCCTAACTTTGACATTAGTATTTCAAATACAGTAACATCGTTATTTTTAGTACCTTTTTTCAATAAAGACATATTTGCTAATTTCTCCTTTTTAAAATCAACAATTCTTTTAACAAGCACTAAGTCGTGTCGGTGAGAAATATTAGTAATTGAAACACCCTTACCCTTGTTTGTTTTTGTGTTTTTACTATTTCCAATCGACTCAATCATTTGTGCACCATTAATAGCAATTGCTATGTGAGTAATTCTCTTGGTTGATTTACCGAAATAAAGTAAATCAGCACTTTGAATATTTGTTACTTTTTTGCCTAACGTTGAGTAGCCTTGAGCTGTAGTTCTTGGTACTTTCATGCCACACTTATTAAGTACAGAATATACAAAACCACTACAGTCATATCCACCCTCAGACTCAGACTCTCCGCCCCATACGTAGGGCTTCCCAATATACGTTCTTGCCGTTGTTACAATATCACTACTTGTCATTGACATTCACCCCACTGTCAAGCTTATCACAAAGTTTTTGAAGCACGACTGTATTATTATTGAGTGCTTCTGCAAAGTTGGTTGTCTCTTCCTTATGTGAATCATTAATTTTGTTAATGTAATAACACATAATTAGACACATTCCTACGGGAAAACCAAGCGTGGAAATTAATGTTGATAAGTCGTTAATCATAATAGTAACCTCCTTTCTTTTTTCTTATTATAGCATATTATCGACAAATTATCAACATAAATTTGACAAATTGTGGATAATTTGATATAATAAACTAAAGGAAGTGGATAAATGAAAGAAATAAAATACTATGATGGCACCAAGCTATTAAGCATGAAAGACATAAACGGAAACACACCCGAAATTTATATATCAACATCAAATAGAAATGCTGGAAAAACTACATATTTTAACAGATATAATGTAAATCGTTTCATAAAGTATAATGAGAAATTTTGTTTACTGTATAGATTTCAAGACGAACTAAAGGACGCGGCTGATAAATTCTTTAAAGATATACATGGACTTTTTTTCCCGTCTTATACAATGAAGGCTGTGCAAATTGGAAATAGTAAAATGTATGAACTGTTTCTGTGTAGTGCCTATGATGAAGAAGATGAAGGGAAATCCTGTGGTTATGCTGTAGCACTCAACTGTGCGGATAAAGTGAAAAAGTATTCGCACTATCTGAGCGATGTATCAAGAATACTTTTTGATGAATTTCAGTCTGAAACTAATCATTACTGCGCTGATGAAGTTAGCAAATTTATTAGTATTCATACATCAATAGCAAGGGGAAACAACAGTCAAGTTAGATATGTTCCCGTAATAATGATTTCTAACGCTGTAACACTGTTAAACCCTTATTATTCAGCATTAGACATTACTGACAGGCTGAAATCAGACGTCAAATTTCTACGCGGCGATGGGTTTGTTCTTGAACAAGGGTATAATGAAAGTGCTTCTAAGTTACAAGAAAGTTCACTATTCAATAGAGCTTTTAACAAATCTAATTATGTAGCCTATGCGTCACAGAATGTCTACCTCAATGATAATAATGCTTTCATTGAAAAAATGAGGGGTCAGAGTCGGTATTTATGTACGCTTAAATATAAGGGTGAAGAGTATGCCGTTAAAATGTTTGAAGAGGAAAGTATAGTTTACTGTGACAAAAAAGTTGATTCAGATTTTAAACAAAGAATTTCGGTCACTACAGATGACCACAATATCAATTATGTAATGCTCAAAAATAATGCGTGGTTAATTGACTATATGAGATACTTCTTTGATAGAGGTTGTTTTAGATTTTATTCACTTGACTGTAAAAAATGTGTACTTAAAGCTCTAGCATATTATTAATGGTATCTGCGTTAGTTATTTTTGTAACATTGGTGTGAAAGGCTCTTTGAAATATAAGACACACTTGTGTATTTTGGGTGTATGCCTACCCATACATTAATAATTAACGTTATAGATATATTAAAGAGACAGAATTTATTCTGTCTCTTTTGTTATGTTTCACGTGAAACATTTTATCTCATTTTATATGTTGTCTCTTGTAATACTATTCCACCCCTTATTCTTACGGGTCTAAGTTTTCCGTATACTTCCAACCCCTGTTTAAAATCAGCAAGCGTTCTCTTTGTTTTCAAAAATTCCTGTTGAATTGCGGGATATTTCTCTAGTTCTTCATCCGTCACGCCCACCATTGATTTAAGAAATAAATTTTTACACCTATCAGGCATACCAGCACATTTTACATTATAGTATGGCTCATTAATTGGTTCTTCATCTTCATGCGTAACATGCTCAATATAAGTTTTCTGACGAACAAAAATAGCCTCATCCCAAAAGCTCTCGAGCTTCCAACAACAAAAATTAGAAGGGTGTATTTTTATTCCTTTAATATTTTTCTTTGTAGTGCAACAATGTATGCTATCCGTGTCGGCGTATACAAAATATTTATAATTTTGCTGCGCCGCTCGAATAGTAAAATTTCTAGCATAACTTGTTATAGCTGAGCCTATCGGGATATACATAACTTTCTTTTCGTGTTCTTCAAATGTTGTAAAACCTAGTGAGCCATCATCCTTCTCCCTTGCCACTTTGAAAGAGGATATATCAGAACTACTGAGTTTTCCGTATAAGTTATTTAAAAAGAGTTTTGCTAGTGTTCGTCTTGCCCCTGTACTATTTTGTTTAATTTCCTTATACTTATTAATATACTCGTCAAAAATTCCTGTTATAGTTCTAAAATAACACCCATCCAATAACTCAAAATCTACAAGGTTGTAATGCTCTTGTAAAAGTTCAAAATCAGTTTGAGTAAGTACCATTTCAACAATAGCTTTTTTAATATTTCCGTCAAAATCTTTGTACCATGTGCATACATTTCCTGTATCTTTATCAACTATATCAGATGTCTCAAGCATTTCAGTAGCCTTATAGAAAAAGCTTCCTTTAATCTGTATAAATGGTAATTTATTTTCTTTCAAGTAAAAACGTGTGCGAATACGAACAAAATAATAATATTGGTCCGTAAGACATTTTGGTGGAATTTTACCTTTGAAAAAAACTGGCTGACCGTATGGATAATAATTTCCACTTTCTGAGTGCATCATAGATGGATACAAGCTATTAACGTCTGCTGTAACACCCTCAGTGTAAATTCTGTTTTCGCATCCCTTCTTTAAATAACACCAGCCTCCTCTGTATGAATGTCTTATATACTCGTCTGCGTTTGAGTATTTATATTCAAGTGGGTTTAATTTAAACTGTGTTAAATCGGGAAAAAATGCTTGATAGTCTTGTTTGTCAAGTGTAGCTTTAAATTCAGAGAGACAGCACGAGCCGATAGTAAGTTTTAAGTGCCCCTCAGCTTGCATAATTTCTAATGCTTCTTTAACTACGAGAACATCATTAGCAATATAACGTTTTTCGTTATCTGTAATTGGACAACCTGCGTATCTATGCCCTTTATACTCCATATTTAATTTTCGGTGCTTTGTTTGAAAGCTTTTCCCTATTTGTTCAACTGAAAACGGCAAAAGCTTCAAGCTATCTCTAATCTCAATCAATGCGTATGGTGTCTTGATAAGTATACTATACCACTGCCCCATGTCTGAGATCGAATACACAAAAGATTTTGGCGTTAAATCTTTTTCTTTTAAAAAGTGTACATCACTATCATTATTAGGGTTTACATAAAGTTTTTGTTCATATTTCAAATCTGCTAGTAAGAATGATAGCCAAAACGAACCGTCAAACTTTAAGTTATGGTAATATATACAAATATTCTGCTTTAAGTTATATAGATAATTATATGTCTCTCTAATAGAATGATGAATTTTAACATCCTCCGTGCCTAGCTCGACAACTGCTGAAGCCCACACCTCTGTGAATGTCTGTCCTGCATATACGGTAGTCTCAAAATCACCTACCATATATTTAATTTGCTTTTTCATATTTCTTCCCACGTTTCATCGGCGGCTAATGCATTATCGATTTCTGCCTGTTCTGCATCACTTGGTAAATTGCCACTTATTAACGTATATAAATGCTGTACGGCGGTTCTTGATACAGCACTACTCGGATGATATTTAATTATAACTTCACAAGTTGATAAAAAATCCTCACTTACTTGTGCTATGGAATACAGAACAGAGTCTGCGCCATACTTTTCAATTTCTGAGTTTAAAAGATTATTTAACAAGTCTGCTGACTGGGATTGTTGAACACCCACGTTTATTATCATGGACTGTACTTTATCCCACACTAATTTTGAGGCATGAAAGTTTTGTTGCCATTCTTTGTTAGACTTAATTCGATTATAGTCCGCTTGGTCTTTTTTTCTTCTCCTGTTTTCCCATGCTTTCCTAGAAGCTTCTTGTCTTATTTCTCTTTTTCTCTGCTCAACTGTTATTGGCTGTCCTGTTACTGCACTGATGGCATAAGCTTTGTTATAAAGCTGTGCAGGACGAATTTTTGATAACCTTCTTACAGAACCACTTGTGATAGTTTTTGGTTTTGGGGGTATAAGGTTAGGCTCAAACACATAACCTCTTTTTTCTGCGTTTCTAATAAATCGTTTAATTCGATTTCGCTCTTTATTATATTCCTTCAAGAGCTGTGACTTCTTAGTTGTCCTACCCATACACTTTAAACCTCCTATGCTTATAAGTAAAGGGGGGTAAACCCCCCCTTATTAATAATAAATACTCTAAATAATTAAAGTATCATTAACTGGTAAAATTTTCTACCACTATTGGATGTATTCTCGCACACCTCTATAAAGGCATGTCCATCATCTGATATGATGTCCTCAAGCATATCTAACGTTTCATTAACAGTTTTAGAAATGCTTGTAAAAACTGCTCCGTCTTTATCAACAAGCACTGATACTGTTACGGGATTGCCGTCCTTGTCAGTATCAGCATATGAGCCGACATTAACAACATCAATCTGTAATCCCTTCTCAATTTTCTGTGATGATGCCTTTGCATTAAATAATTCTTTCTTTGATAACATGATATTGACCTCCTATTTTACTGTGCTTTGTCTGCTTTGTCTGCTTTGTCTGCTTTGTCTGTTGTTACTTCCTGTGCTTCTTCAATATACTTGCTGAGTGGCATTGTGTATGTCTTTGTGACTGCTTTCTTGTCTGTGATTGCTGAGATTTTAAAGGTATCTGTTTCATACATTTTACGGATGTAATTAAACAGTTTCGCTTCATCCTTCGGCGCCTCACTTTCATAAATTGGATAAGTCTTGGTCACAGGCTCGCACGAAACTGTATCCATGCCTAATACTGTGATGTTTAGTGTGCTGATTGTTCTTGTTACGCTTGGCTTTCTCATTTTAATATCCTCCTTGTTTTTGTAATGATTTTGCTTTGTAACTTATTGTAACTTGTTGTAACATGCACCATTGGTGCAAAGACTAGTGGGTGGGATTGCACCACCTCTCAGCTTGGTTACTGCTAGTCAACAACTATCAATTGACAATATTTTTTAGTTCCTTGTATATGCACAATAGTCAAATAATGGACCAACCTATTCATAAACCTAATAGGTATGGCATTTGATGAACCCTCGTATTCAACCCTTCTCGTATTTTTATCGTAAATCTGAACTAGCTCGTCATTTAGGACTAAATATAAATTATAAACTACCATATTGATTTCCTCTCTTCTCTTGTTTCTTGTTATGTTGTATCTTCCTTACAAGTATTATATTACACCATATGACATGAAATGTCAAGTACTTTTTTTCAAAAAAACTAATAAATTTCTATGTAAAGAATACCGTCTTTCATTATGTGTGCTTTAACAGGACTATTGACATGCTGTATCAATTCACTAGTTTTTATGCACTTTCCGTTTTTAAATGCTTTTATTTCATAGCAAGGTAATATATTCATTAATTGTAATACATCACACACCCTTGGTACTTCACTGTCAATATATTGATTAATCATAATTATCGTACCTATAACAAATGTCACTACAACTATTACTTCATATATGTTCATTTTATTAATCCTCCGTTGTAATAATAAATTCATTTCTAATAATGTCTACTAACTTAATCGTTCTTTCAAGTAAATCAGATGTAATAAAAATAACTTTGCCATCATATAGACAGTGCCTTTTTTCTGATACAATATTCAAATATGCTTTGGTGTCAAGCACTGTAAGCAATTCTTTAATTTTCATTTAACTTCTCCTTCCATTCTTTTACTTCATCAATTATGATTTCTGCTAATGCTTTTGCAGTAAGTTTGCTTTCTAACAACCCAAAAGGTGCTTTGAAAATGTGATTGTAACCGTCAGCATTAATATAAAACACTGTAGACGATATTGAAGGTTCAATATATAACTTAACCGTACATTCATTAAATTCGGGCGCTAATTCTATTAGCGTTTTAACTACTTCTAAATATTGTGCGTACATTGTTAACCTCACCTACTTCCTACCCTCTTGTAAAATTCATTTTAAGGTTAATAACAGTATAGGTGCCCTTACTAATATTTGGAGCGGAATACATAGTGTCAATTATACACTCAAAATATTGTTGTGGTATATCTTTAAATTCGCCTTCCCACTCAAGTATACCCCATGGATTATATAATGATACATCCTCACTATTTAATAAAACGCCGAATAATTCTTTTATTTTCATTTTAACCTCTCTTTCTCAACTCCTATTAATCAATGTATACGACAATATAGCTAAATTCAGTTTTGCATTTATAAAACATTGAATACACCTTAATAATATTACTTTCAAAATATCAAGAGGGAATATCTTTAGCTCTTCCGCACCATTTACCACACATTTCACCCATGTTAGGTTTATATATTTCAATAATCTGTGAGTCTACTAAAACGCGATATAAGTCTTGTACTGTCATATTGATAATTTCTCCTTTTTTTCTAAAACTTTTCCCACCCTACCGACCGCTTGTTTTTATCTTTCTTTATCTTTATAATTATTATATCAAATTGACAGAAAAATTGGTGTATAATCTTTTAATATATTGTAAACAAATTATGAACATTATAATTTAATTCTTACTAATTAACCTAAAACAAGTACAAGCTCGTACCTCAAA